CATAAGTTTAATTTTGGGCGGTGGATTGGATTCCACCATTTCCCAATTGACGGTACCGTCAGAATTGGCCCAGGGGGCCTTCACGCGGACAGTGTTTCTGTTAACACGTCTGCGTAAGGACTCTGGATGCACTGATAACAAATCCATCCACATTTCAGGGTTATTCGTTGACCCTATAACTGCACGCAAATCTGGGATAACTCTGCCCTTCTCCTCAAGTTCTGCCTTGGTGGCAATAAAGGGGACATTGTTGATCATCTGCAGTGCTGCAGCAATTCCAAGAGAATCGTCATATTTCAATGGCCTGTTGGCCACATCATCAATACGAACAATCATAGTGGAATTGGTGATCGTGGAATGATATTTGTCATCGGGGTTCAAATTGGCAATAAGAGCCTCATCATATTTCACATTGTAGTGTTTAAAGATGAGCGCGGCCAGTAATCTTTGGATTAGCGATTTTCCAATACCCGCCGGTCCTGAGACTATGGCACTCCATGCCTGTTTGCAGTAACTACCGCCTCTGCGCATGATTGCAATATCCAAATACCAACCAGACAACTTGAGTTGCCTGGTGTGTAAAAGCTTGCGTTCCGCAGAGCGCGGTGCACATTGTGCGACTGCAACCTTGTACGCCTCGATGGTGTTGCTCATGCGTTGCATGAGCTCAGAAAAGCAATTCTTGGGATCTTCAAACCAAGAACCAGTGATGATCTGAGGAACTATCTCAGCTATCTCCTCGTAAGAAGAATCCAAAGCAGACGCTGTGGTTCTTTCGAAGAAAAACGGAGACAAATTCCCTGCTTCCCATGAAGCCACTGTGGCTTCAACAAAATAATTGAGGGAATCCATAAACCCATCAGCCATCTCCAAAGCAGATGAGAATCTGCCAGCAGTTTCAATCTTGTAAACTCTGTAAGCTTTAAGATGGAAAGTGCTCCACTCCGGAGGGGCAAATCCTACCAATATTCCGATCGAAAGTAGGCAGGACATATGTTTGAGGATGGGAGAATCTCTCAATGTGGCCCAATTTCTATAGACCCATCTAAAAGCACCCAACAATGTGCCATCACCAACGCCTTTTACGGCTGCGGTAGATTCCCGTGCGTCTTGGGACAAATCATCCGGAACATTCAAATTTCCCCCTCCGAAGAGGGTGAACACGCTGGCGATCACACCTCGGAAAAACTGCGGAGTTTCTCCAAGACTTTGATACTCTTCACCGTTCAGGAGACAATTGAAGAATGAATGAAACCATTCTCCTTCAACATTCTTGGCTCGCCAGCATTCTGAAACCATCATTGTGTGGTTCAGTGCTGGACTATAGTGGTGAATACCAACGCGATTGCCATGCCCATCATAAGTGATTTGGGCATCCACTCGTTCAACCTTGTTGGTCCACCTATTCACATGGCTAAAAGTACAGCTAGTGATGGTGAACGTTTCAAAATGATCTTCCATAGCTCTGGTGTAACCAGAGAGAGGAAATTCATCATAATCTACCACATATTTGTTCTTGTGATAGCAACAAGGGTTGTATCCCGGATTGAGTGTATGGTTGGTCAACGTGTAATATACACGTTCGCTAGAGGCATTTCCAAATACCTTGTACGGCAAACCACACTCAAAATCGAATCCGAATCTAACCAGCGACTCGGTCTTTCCCATAGGCATGACATGCTCCTCGAGTGAGAGAGAAGCATCGG